CAGTGTATGGATGCTCGTCAAATGGTACTGTCATTATTTTTCTATCATTAGAACCCCATAAGAAGTTTCTTTGATCAGAAGATAATTTAATAATACCAAGTTCAACAGCTTTTATACCAAAGTTTCTAAGCTGTACATTGTCATCAGAAGCTAATTCTAAAAACAAAGCCGGGTTATTTCTAGCAAACACTAGTAAATCTCTTTTAAGTTCTTTAGAACTCATCTTAGATACTTTAGAGCCTATTTCTACACGCATAATAGCTTCTGCCATATCAATATCTAAATCTCTAGCTATTACTATTGCATCCGCTTCCATTTCTAAAATTTCTATATCACTAGCCGCTTCTTGTATTGGATTATACTCATAATATATGTTGTCTTTATGAGGGTGATATAGAGATAATAATTTCTGTAAAGTAGTTTTTGACTTTTCTACAAACAAAGCTCCATTTCTAAAAATAACATGTTCTAATCTTTGATCACCTTTCATTTCGTCAACAAAAGGCGTTTTTTGATTTTGACAATATTTTAACTCTCTTTCGTAGCCTTTTTCTTCGTCAAAATAATAAACGTTGTTAGTTTTTAACATGTAAGATAATGGTTTTTTATTACTTTTCAAATAATAAACTCTATCTTTTATTTCCCAAGTTGGTTTTTTAGGTTCAACTTTTTTAGGTTTTGGTGTTTCAACAACTGGTGTTTCAACAACAGGCGCCTCTACCTTTTGTGTTTCTTTTTTCTTTGCCATAATATAATATATAATAAAATTAATAAAACAAAAGGCCGAGGCCGAAGCCCCGGTCTTTTAGTATAAATAAGTGCTTACTTCATTAACATAAAGTTGTTAGCACCTTGAGTAATTAAACATCTTTCAGTTAAGAAGTGTAATTGCATTGCATCTAACGCAGATGTAGCAGCACCAACAGAACCTGTAACCCAAGTTTTCATTCTTCTGTCATCAGTTTGTGAAGCTCTAAATCTTACGTGTAAGAAAGGACGCTTCATGCTAGCTCCAACAGTTTGATCATAAACTGAAGAAGTTCCAGCAGGAATCATAACCCCTCTAATTGCATTAGCACCAGCGATAGCGTTAATACCACCTCTTGTAGCTAAGTCGTTTAAGTATCTGAAGTCAGACTTGTAGAAGTCATAAGAACCTCTTCTAAATCCAGAGAAACCTAAATTTAACGCCATATCTTCAGAGTTGTTAAATACTCCGTAAGAAGTACCACCAGCTCCGTAAGAGTTCATTGAAGCTAACATGTCATCAATAGCTAAGCTAGTTGATCTGTTAACAAACATCATATACTCTTCGATAGCACCTTGCTTGTCAAACTCAGCAAGTATTGCATCAAACTCAGCTAAATCAGTAGCAGCGTTAACACCAGTAACACCAGTAGTGATATTACCTCTTGATTCAATAGCAGCGAATAAACCTTCAGTACCTACGTTTCCAGCGCCAGCTGTTGATCCAAGAATTAAACTATTACCATCTAATGTAGAAGTAGCATCATTAAGTTCACTTTCTAACATTGCCATTTCAATGTAGTCTGTAAATCTAGATCTAGTATCAGCTTCAGCTTTTAAATACCATAAGAAACCTGACTGACCATTTTCAGCAGAAACTTCTACCCAACCAATTCTAGAAGCGTCAGATCCTGATACTTCGTAGTAATCTTTCATTATAATTGGCTTGTTAGTAAAAGATTTGAACTGAGGCTCATTAGCCCCTCTTGAATCACTAGCCGCTGGAGAAGCTGCAGTAGTGTTATAGTTATCACCTTTACCAAACTCAGAACCATAAACTAATACAGTACAAGCTAAAGCAGCTGAAGAAGAACCAGCAGTACCTGATAAGTTTGCCGCACCATAAGGAGCAACAGTTAAAAGGTCTAAGTCAGAACCATCTTGAGCTGTAACCATACATTTAGCAACACCAGAAGCAGTAGCAACGATAACAGTATCGTTAACTCTAATTCCGTGCTTTGCAGTTGTAGCACCAGAACCAGATATACCGTTAGAAGTATCTTCGTTATTACCATCAATGTCAGACTGTATTTGAATAGTTGTACTTGATTTTATCTCAGCTTTATAAGATAAATGTAAACGACTTTGTTCAGACCAAACTACTTGATCAGAAGTCATCGCTTCTTCTGCACCAACTTGAGCAAGGAAACCAGAAATTGTACGAGGTCCAAAAACCTCAGCTTCTTTTTCCATCAAGTCTGGCAGATATTGTTGTGCCCAGTTCGCACTATTGGAACCTGTGGACGTAAAGTCAAGGTAGTTTGTAGCTAGCGCTTGCTGTTGTGAAGACGGCACGCTATTTAATAAACCACCAGGATTTGAAATTGCCATAATTTTTAATTTTTAAATTGTTAATTTTTGTTTTTAATTTTAAATTTAAAGTCATTAGAATTATTACCTAACACTCTTACTTTTACACCACCAGTATTGATTTGACCGTTAAACTCTTGTCGTGGATCCATACTAACATTTTTAGATTTAGCTATACTGTCTTTTAAAGCATCAGCTTTACCCTGCTCGTAAAAGTGTTTTGCAATAGCATCAGGATTCATAGCTGTAAACAAACCTTTGTGGTAACCCGCAGTATCTTCTATTTCATTATTTTTATTTAGGAACTTCCCTATAAAATTATTAATATCGCTCTGCGTTTCTTTTACCGCGCTCGCATTTTTAACATTAAACCTAAATCTTTTTTCACCAACGTTATATTCAAAACCTTTGAAATTTTTGTTGAATAATTGATTAGTTTTATTTAAAAAAGTACGAGTTTGTTTTTCTACAACTTCTTCCTGCTCTTTTGACTCTTTGTTGTATCTGTTGAAAAAATCAATAGCCTTTTGCTGCTCACTAGTGAGTTTGCTTCCAGCTTTAATTTCTTCATAATATTTGGACTTCGCACCGTCCAGGTGTCGCTTTGCTTCGGCAACTTGCTCTTTCAAAGCTAATTTTTTTCTTTTTATATCTATATCTTCATCTAACTCTGCATCAAAAGAAAACTTATCGTCCATCATAAATTCTATTTCTTCAGAGTTTAAATGAGGTTTAGTTTGTTTATAATATTCTTTTAATAACGCTAAGTTATCTAATTCAGAATAATCTTGATTTAACTTTACATAGTCTTCTAAACTACCACCAGTTTCATCCATAAAGTCTATAAGCTTTTGTATGTTTTCTGGAAGTGGCTTGCCAGTTTGTTGAGCCTCTGCTACAGCTTCCTCTGCTTGCTCAGTTAGCTCTTCAACTTCTTGCTTTACTTCTTCTTCTGTAATTTCTTCAACAACGGGTTGCTCATCTTGAACGTTGTCGGTACTTTCTCCGGTAGGTTTTTCATCTGTTGTTTCGACGTTTTCTTCGAGTACTTTTTCGCTAGTTTCGGATTCGTCGCGTACAGGAACCTCATCTGTGCTTTGCTCTGGAACGGCATTTTCTTCTGGTTTTTTAGTTAAATCTACTTTGATGATATTATCATCTTCTTTTATTTGTTTTTTACTAAGATCAACTTTTGTAACGTTGTCTTTTGTAGTATTTTCTACTACTTCTTCTTTTTTCTTTTTTGCCATAATATAATATAATAATAATTAATAATTTTTATCTAGGTGTAAAACCAGACATATCAGTAACATCTCTGCCTCCTAATATATCATTACCTGCTGACTCAAACTTTTTAGCAGGCTGGTTACCTTTTCTTTGCTCGATCATTTCAGACTGTTGGCTAGCTTGTATTCTAGTTCTTTCGTCCTTACGATCTTCTTTTTCTTTTTCTCTTGCTTTTAAGTTTTCAGTTTCCATACCTTTTAAACGCATGTTGAACTCAAACTCTAAGGCCATCAATTGTTGCTTAGCCTGTATTTCTTGTTGCATTTTTTGAAGCTCTAATTGTGCCTTTAATTGTTCTAGTTGTGCTGTAGACTGTGATAAAGCTTGTTGTTTTTGCACTTCCATTTGAGCAGCTGCTTGTTGTTGTTGTGCATTAGCTTGTGCTTGTGCTTGCATGTTTTGTTGTTTAGCTATTTGATCTTGTTCTATTTTCTTTTTTCTACGAATTTTAAGAACTTGATTAGCTAACTTAACGTTGTTTATTTCTCTAATGTCAATAGCATCTTCTAAATCAATAGTTTGTTGCTGTAACGACATTTGTATATTATTTTCTAATTTAGCCTGCTCTTCTTCGTCTGGCATTAACTCTATAAATATACCAAAATCATACAAGTAAAGACTAGTCATTTCTTCTAAAGTTGCTACATTATGAACACCTATACTTTGTATAAAAGCATCTTTAGTCGGAGAGTATTCTATAATATCAGATATTCTAAGTGACAATTGTTCTGCTACTTCAGCTGTTAAAAATAAACCAGAATCTAGTATATGTCTAGTAGCTACGTTTGAGTTAGCAGCTGCTATTTTTTGTATTCCTACCAAGGCTCTATCATCTGGCATGCTACCATCTCTAGCCTCGTTCAGTCCGGTTACATCTCTTATCATCTGTAGATAATAATTATAGTTTCCTATAAGCGCTTGTATTTTATTACCACCACTACCAGACGTTATTTCTTGTATTGGTACTTTGCCAGGATTTATATCACCGTCTTGTGTAAACGATCTACCTATAACACTACCTGTTTGGAAAAACATGTTTAAGGCTTCTTGTGGATTATAGTTTGTTCCGTTACCTAAATCTATTTCAGCAAGTCCGTCTGCATCTAAATAAACACCATCAGGTATCATACGCGACATAACTTGCTGTAACTTTAAGTGTGTTAACTGAATCATATCAGCAAACCCAGTAATTCTTTTTACTAAAGAGTCTATATTGCCTTTGTACATACGAGGCGCTACAATACTATAGTTCATTTTAACTTTGTTAAAATCACTTTTAGGCCTCATCATGTTTTTAGCCAACTGCCATTCTAACAATTTATTTGTACCTAACACCATAGCGCCTTCATATAAAACTTCTATAGCCCTATGTAATTTAGTAAATCCTCCTTCCATATCTTCTGGTGGATTAAAGCTATCATCTTTTTCTATTGCTTTTTCAGCGCCTGTAGCTGTTTCTTTTATTTTATAAACCTCGTTCATATAAGTTTTATAATTAAAGTATAAAACTTGAACTTTGTTATTATCAAACTCATCGTAACTACTAGCGTTTTTATAAGAGTTGTTTGTATATAAAGATCTTGATTGTATTATTTCTTCTAAATCTGATTGATCTAAATGTGGAAATTGTTTTGCTAATTCGTTTACAGGTATAGTTTTGACTTCACCTACATAATATATATCGTCAAAATAAGGTGATTCAGTGTAAGAATAAACTAAATCCGCAGGATCAACATATTCTATAGTAGCACCTTCTGAAGTATTAAATCCAGTTTTTACAGCACCAATACCTAAAACAGTTAAATCTCTATAAAATCTTTTCTTTGTTAAATCGTATTTATTACCATTCATTAAAACATTTATAGCTTGTTCTTCTGCTATTTCTACAGCTTGCTTATAAGAAAGCTGCATGTGTAGTTCTAGTTCTTCTTGTGTCTCTGGTAACGTGTTAGGATCGTTTTCGTATAAATTTACATCAAACTGCTGTTGAACAAAATCATTTATCTCCTTAGTGTTCATATCATCTATTATAGACTGCATGTATTTTGTTCTTTTTTCAACACCGTAAGGATCTTGCGAATATGCTTTAACATCGTAAGATCTTTCTGACATACCGTTAACAACTATATCTACAAACTTAGGTATAATTGGAACTGGTGTCCAGTCTAGATTTAAGTAGCTTAAGTCACCATTTATAGATAATTCGTCTTTGTATTTTTGTATTGATTGATTACCCTCTGCATAAAGCCTTAATCTATGAAAATCGTTATAGTGTTTGTGGTATCTATTAAGTCCTTGATCTTTGTTAAACCACTCGTGTTCTATAGCTTTGGCAACTTTTAATCCGTAATCATAGCTAAGCTTTTCAGCATCGCCTACAACTTGACTAGGAAAATAATTGTTAACGTATTCTGCCATGTTTTATTTTATTATTTTTGATGTATTACCAGTATTAGTATACTTAGAAATACTTATGTTTAATTTAGGTTTTTCAATTTTTGCGTTTGGTCTGTATAAGTTTCTATTGCAAGCCATAATAGCAAGACCAGAACTTATTGAAGCATCAAACTTTGTTCTTTTAGTTATATCAAATTTAGCCCAATCATTTAACGTTTCATTAAAATATATATTGCCATAAACACCATCTTGTAAATGACCAACGTGCCGTTGTATATACATTTCAATAGCAGCTGCGTGAGCTTGTTTTATATCTTCACTTGTGTTTGGTATACCACCTATTTCTTTTTCTGAAGTTGATAATTTATTCCAAATTTTGTCTGGTCTGTTCATACTATAACCTCTATAACCTCTACGTCTTAAATGATATAATAATCTTGGCTTGTTATTTTCTGCAAGTATTGGCATACCGTAAAACACACAGGCCATTAACACGTCTTCAAAAAATATCTCAGCAGTTGGTGGTCTTGATATATATTCTAAAAAAAAGTGGTTTGGTGGCGCGTCTTCCATGCTAAACTTAGTTAAGCCGTGTAACGCACCGTTAGAACCTTTACCATCTACAGTTCCTGATATATCGTAACTATCACAACCAAAAGCACCCATGTGTTCGTTAGCTGGATATTTAATACCGTTTTTAACTATTATTCTGTTTTGCAAGTGACTTGGTGGTACCCAACTTATATTAAATCTACCTTTTGGATCTGGATAAAATATTATCTGTGTATCTTTTACGCCATTAACCCATTGAAAGTTTCCTCTACTTATATTACCTTGCGCGCCAATACCTTCGTTGTAATCTATTTGCTCGTATATTTTAGTTAAATTAAATATGCTGTTTTTTGCTTCATCTCTAAACGCGTGCTCTTCAGTTCTTGGAAACTGTCTGTAAAACTCATTTAATGCGTCTGAGTCTCCTTTTAAACCTTCGACTTCGTTGTTCCAATGATCAATAATTCCATAATCTATTAATTCATCATCTGGTCCGTATACATCATAATCTGGGTTATTGAATACTGGTTGTCCGTATTTGTCAAGAAATCCTTCATAGTTCCATTCCATTGGGATAAAAAGAGAATATAAACCAGACTTTGTTTGTCCATTTCTGTTACGCTTAGTAACGTCTGAGTCATTGTATAGTTTTTTAAAATTACCACCACCTTTATCTAGTGCGTTACTAGTACTACCCATCATGCATTTACCTACTATTCTAGCACCTAAACGTAGACATGTTTTTGTTACTCGCCAGTTATTTAATATGTTATCTGGTCTTTCCCATTTACCGCTCTCATCATGTACTAGTAAACTAAGCTTTTCTCCATCATAGCTATTGTCACCTGTGTTTTTCCAATCAATAGTAGTATCAAGTCCAACCAAGTCTTCCTGCTGTTCGTTTGCAGTAATTTTTTTACGCGTAAACTTACTTGCAGGTACACGATAAGCAAGCTCAGACTTAGGCCTATCCATACCGTCTTGTATTGGTTTAAAAAAGAAAGGATAGTTGACCGATATTGGTACAACTTTATCTGTAAACATTTTTTTAGCATCAGCACCACTTTTTGATAGTATACCATATCTACTATCACTCGATATTGTTGCTAAATTAACTGTTTCAGCTGAAGACATAAAACTAAATCCACTACGTCTATTTTTAAGGTAACACATACCGTAACATCTTTTGTCAGCTTTACAAGCTTCCCAAAATATAAAAAACAAACGATTTGCTTCTCTAAAATCTGGAGCGCCTACATCTATTTTGCTCCATTGTAAATACATATAGTGGCTACCTGTAATATACGTTGGCTCGTTATTGTTCATAAACCAAAAGCCTTCGTCTCTACGTTTAAACTCTTCGTCTATATAATCGTACCACTTTTCTTTTTGATCTTCAGGATATGATCTCCAGTCAAATATATTTTTAAGTTTACTTAATGCTTTTGGATACTCTATT